CTCTCATAGGGTTTCCCGATTTTACTCGAGTCACCAAACCGTCCTCTCGGACAGTCCCGATTATAAGGTAATCAACCCCTTTAATCCTCCTCCAGAAGTAATTCTTCAGGGAGTTTTCCGAGATTCAACTGTTTCCCCAAGCCTGCTAAAAACAAGGCATCTTCCAACTCTTTATAGAGTTTAACTCTACTAGAGAAGGTTAACTTAGCGATGGGTTTCTCTAAAAGAAAGGGAACCCCAGTAAAAGTAGTATCAATAGTTTCGAAAGATTCTATTAAGTACTTATACACACTATCATAACTATATCCGAAAGGTGCTAGTAAATGACGGTGATCCCTAAGTTGCGGAGCTGACTTCAGGAGCTTTGTATGATTCCTTTCTTGGACTGAAATTAATTCCAAGGACGAAGGAGTCTTCCAAAGTGAGGAAGTTATGTTCGTTGCTCTATTAGTACCGGGTCTAAATGATCGTGGTAATGACCAGAATGGTTTTGAGATATAATCTATAAAACCAAACGGGACAAGTTCCACACATAAAAGACTCAAGTTATTACTTGAGGTCTCCAAAGCTCTCAAGTAGGAAGAGGTCAAGTTTCTATTAACGACATCGTCGATAACAGAAGCAAAGGCAACTAATTGAACCGGTGTTAGTGATTTATTTTCCAGAAATGGTGATAAACCTAACACTTCTAGGAATCCGACCGGTCCTACGAAATTTCAAATGAAATCTCGAGGAAGTCTTTTCCCCGGTACGGACCTAATAAATTTTATCAGATCCGACGGTCCAACAGAAGCACCCCTACCTACGAAATCCCTAATTAAAGTAACTATGTTAAACGAGTTTTCACTTGTTTGCATAATTAATTTAGGAGACACCGGAGATAAGTCAGAAGACCCAGAAATCAGGCGTTTAGCAAATTCTGCTACACCGATTTCCGACGTCAACGACTTACTCATGTTAATGTCCACACCTAAGAAATGCATTAATTGGAGATATGCATCAGCAACAGCTTTATCTGCTATTACGATATCATCTCCCAAGAGAGCGTAAAGGTCGAATTTTGTTCAACCAACTCTTCTCGCAGCAATCTGAACTAACACGTGATGTGATAGTGCAAGGGAAGCCCACGAAGAAAGTGCACCCATAGGTTGTCCAACAGCATACTGATAAGGTACGCCGTTTAGAAACCAAGGGCGATCGCACAATAGTTTACTTCAAGACTCAGCAAATTCGGATCCACGAAGGATCTTGATCACTTGAGTCTGGAAGGCTATCGGAAGACGATCCGTGGCCGCTGAAAGGTCGAAAGAATATAAGTTTTTACACCCTTTGTCTTGTAAAAGTCGAAGAGGTTTTAATTGATCAAATGTACCATCCGAAGGAATCTTCCTAAGAATGTTAAACAAATAATCGTTAAACGGACATAGAACACTTTGTGTTCATATATCTGTAATTGCAAATACTCTCACCTTTCCAGCTGCCTCGAACTTCTTAGCAAGTTTCCCGAGCTTTAGGTCAGGTAACATACTTATTACCTTAGCTACAGTTGCTTTATTAAGAACTTTTCCTAGGTTGTCCACTCATGTATCTAATTGTTTCACCTCCTTATCAAAGAGGTTTCATAATTCTTTACCTGTAGTATCAGACACCACCTTTAGGTGTTCTAGCAAGTGAGGATAATTATATTTGAATGCGTAAGCATCAAATGTAGTACCCAAACAAGCTATTGACCTATTGGGTCCAGCTTTTATAGTTGGTAGTAATTTCGCATTGGCAATCAATCTAACGGTTTTAAAGTCAAACTGACATAACGCTTGCATAATCTCAGCTTCCAGTAGTACCGGAGAGATCCCTTTAAAAGGATCTGTTATGGTATTTACCTTTAGTTGAGGTTTACACTGTATTACTCTATACGTGCTTAGAACAGTTAGGACTAATCTAGTACTATTAACATCTAAATTTTCGATACGAGATCGTAATAAAGATGGAATAATAAGAGGTAGTCCTCGCTTGGTACCTATCCTAGTCTTTCCTTGGAAAGTCTCGGGTTGGCCAGAAATTGCTTTACAAGTTAATCGGTGACATTCTTTAAGGTAATTTACCAAAAAGTCTGGACCGTTCTGTTTCCACATAAAGCGGATTCTAGAAATTAACTCATAAGCAGCTTCGCGATTAGTGAAATCGGAGAGGATTAAAAGTAAGATGCTACTATAAGTACCTAACTTTCTTAAAGAAAGGTACGTAGAGTCCACCTTATTTCATAGAGGAGACGAGGTTGATAGTTTACTATCATTTATTCGTTTTAAGATATTTTTCATAGATTAATATTTTATAAATGGAACTCATTTCCTATATGAGGCATAGAAAGCAGGAGAGTTAATCCTGTAACTATACCACCTTAATTCTCAAAGGTTTAGAACATATGATTCCTATTATCTACTCTCACTACCTTATCCTAAGTGCATTACTAGGAACCGGTAGGAGGCAGACGCACTAGACCATAGCTTGGTTTGGATATGTCCCTCAACGGGTCGATTGACAATATCGGATAAACATTGCTGCTTATCTTGCGAAAGTTAGAAAACGAAAAACTAACTAACCAAGGTATGGAATGGCGGGACTTAGCACTAACCAGTGTCTCAACTGGAGGCTCATAGGTTGGGTCTGTTCGGATGTCTCGTGAGAGACACACTAAGGTGGTAACACCTT